GTTTAAATACTTCTTTTTCTCTTTCTGTCATAATTCTAAATTTTTAAAAAACTCTATTGCTTTTTGTCTAGAAGAATTTTTAACTAGATCACTAAAATCTTTTGTGTTTTCTAGTTCAGGTACAAAAAAATAAGGTATATTATACTTAGCACTAAATTCATTAGATAAACTTTTACCAGCTTCGTCATTGTCAAATAGACAAATAACCTTTTTAAATCTACTTTTATACTCTTCCATAACAGTATCTTTCATCATTACAGATTCTGATTGTAAACCTATAGCAGGTATATTTATACAATCATGAATACTCATTACGTCTTTAAGAGACTTTGTAATAATTAAAAGATCTCCATTGCTAGGAAGTTGTGTGTAGCCTTGGTGCACAGTAAAATTAGCATTGTTTATCCACTTAAACCTTTCACTAAATGGTTGATAAATTTTATATGAGACTTTATTGTCTTTAAATTCTATATAAGCATATGCATGTTTTTCTGCTTTATAAGCATCTCCATTAAAAAATACATAACTTATAGGAACTACATTATACTTTTTTAGAGTAGCTTTTGATATTCCAAAAGATTTCCAAAATAGTTTATCATAAAATTTCCAATTTCTTTGTTTTATACCTATATTAACTTGCTTCTTTTCTACAATTCTTTTTGCTTCTATAATTTGCTTTCTTTCAGAAGTAATTTCTATAGTAGAAAGATTAAAATCATAAGCAATTTTTAGTAAAGCTTCTTTATAGTTTACATTAAATAATTTACATACAAATGTTATACAATCACCAGTATCTTTAGTAGCAAAATCATAATACATAAGTGTATTAGGCTGTTTACTATGATAATATATTACAAATGAAGGTACATTATCTTCACGTAAAGGACTATTTAATTTAATCCCACTATGAATAGGCTCTCCTATATAAAAACTATAAATTTCTTCTTGACTTATTCTTTCGATAATATCGTCTTTAGTTATTTTTTCATTGTATATAAATGAATTTAAATTAATATTTCTCATAGAATAAAAAAGGAGGGCATTTCAGCCCTCCTGTGTTTGGGTTAATAGTTTTTACCAATCATCTCCATCATCTCCTGCTGTAGCAGTAGCTCCTTCAGATACATAAGTATCTTCTTGAAGTCTTGCTAAAGCATCGAGATCAGATGCGGTAAGTCGAGTATTAGCTATATCAACACTCATAGGCTCAATAAAAGGAACCCAAGAACGAGGCTGGATATATTTCTTAGTATACTCTTTGGTGCCGTAGTTAGCAAAAATACGAAAAGTTCCTGATTTTGCTAATCCTTCTTTAAGAAGTTTCATAACACCATCCAACATAGCTTTAGCATTTGGGTACTCTGGAAACTGATAATCAGATCCATACACAGCATGAATTAAATGCTTAAGTACTTTACCTTGTTTAGTAATTTGCTGAGCTACTGTTTGATATTGAGTATCTTCAGTAACATACCAGAAAGAGTTATTACAACTTGCACCAGATGCATCTGTAAAATTTAGTTTATAGTCTGGAGCGTTTTCTTTATCATCTGCTTTCTTTTTCTCAACAGATACTTTTACGTTTTCTACTACTCCTGCTTCACCATTGTTAAAGATTGCAACTGCTTGTTTGCCGTTAAACTCTTCATTATTTAAATTAATGCTCATATTGTATATTATATTTATTAGTTAAAAAATTGATTACCAAAGATCTTCTGAAGTTTCTACTGTTTCTGTTTCTGTAACTTCTAATTCAGAATCGTCTACTTCATCTACAACAGTAGTAGTTTCTTCTGATTCTTCTGTAGTGTCAAAAGTAGTTTCTTCACTATATTCATCAACAACTTCTTCCATTCTTTCCATACGATAAATGTTTTCGTTTTCATAAACTAAATCAAAAACATTATCTTGGTCAGTGTCTAATTTAAGATACTTAGCAATATACTCATATACTCTTTTATTGCTAAAAGTACCTGTTTTAGTTAGTCTATAACCATTATCATTTAATCCTTGATCTAATTTAAAGTAGATTTGTCCTTCTGGCCCAAAACCTACTAAAATACTTTGTTCAACATCAGGATTCATGCCCATAGCATTTTGAGCAGCTCTGTTAAAACAAAACTTACGACCTGCACCTTTTAATGATAATGAGTTCATAGTTACAACAGGAGTTGTATATTTATCTTCTCTCTTAGCTCTAAGTGTGGGGATACCCCAATTTACATTTTCCATTTTTTTAAAATAAAATTTAATTAATTAATTAATTGCGAATAGTTATTAATTTGTTTTTGTATAAGTAATTCTAAATTTGTGACGATAGATAACCTCTTAAGCTAATTACTTTTACATTGCCGTCTATTAATAGTATTCTTCTATTGCTTGGTTTACCAATACTAAATCGTTTTCTATTGTTTTTTCTTCAAACATGTCAATAGGAGTTTTACAAGTATCTCTACCTGATGACACTGTTCTAAATAGATGCTTAGTCTCATTAGGAGTAACATCTACTTCTGCATAAAGTACAATAGAACTAAAACTTTCTGGAGCAAACTTTTCTAACTGCTTACCTTGTACAGCAATACGCTCATTAGCAAAGCCATCTTCATCATAAACAGTCTCTGGATGAGCAAATAGATATACTACCATATCATCTCTCATTCTTTCATTGATAGTATTCAATAAATCATATTGACTACCGCTTAACTGTGCCCATTTATCAAAACCAGAGTTTTTTCTAAATGCTTTACTCATAACAAAGTCAGTCATAATTCTTGACCAAGTGTCAATAATAACTGTTTTAATGTTAGGATTTTTGTGAGCTTCTTTAAGCTTTTCTACAACTTCCTCTACATTAGAGGTTTTTAGGTAATTACCTTTTTCTGCGTTATACTTTTCCTGAAACTTCTTAAAAGGAAGTGCTTTTTGATCAGTATTAATGATCACTGTTTCATCAGAATTTAAGTTACGTAAAGAGGTAGATTTACCCATGCCAGACTTGCCGACAACAAACACTAGATGTGCCATAAATAAATAAAATTTTAAGGATTATTAATATAAATATACGAATTAACTTACTTATTACCAAGTATTTCGTGCTTTACTTTTACGCTTTTCTTTTTGCGTTCTTTCCAAGAATTACCTCTTAAATGAGGATGTTCTTCTTGTATTAGTCTAGATGCTCTACCAATAGAATCTAAGTATTTAATTTCTCTAGTTTCCATATCTTGAAGAAACTCTTTAATACTTTTATTAGTATCATATCCACTTTCTAATAAATACTTGTAATACAATCTTTCGTTAGAATCTCTAAGTTTAGGATATTTAATAAGTTTTTCTTTTACCCATTCTTTTAATTCTACAATCATAATTAGTCTTTAATAAAAGTTCCATCAACTGTTTTACCTGTTCTATTTTTTATAACTTGCCAGGCAGCATTTAAACAATGCTCAAAGTCAAAACCTTTCTTATGACATAAACAAGCCACACTAAATAGCGCACTAGTAAAGTCTAATTCGTCAAGGTAACTAAATACGTTTTCTAATAATCCTACATCAGAACTTTGAACTTCTTCAATAGTAGTTACAGATCGTATTTGATTAAAGTTAATATTACTATTATATTGCCAAGCATAAATAATAATAGTTACACCAATATCCCCAAAGCCATCAATAGCTTCTAGTTTATTCCCTTTTAAAATAGCTCCACAAGTCTCTCCGATTTCTTCTATTATTTTTAAATACTGAGTTTGTGGATTGTTAATGTTCTTTTCTTCTGCCCATTCTACTATTAGTGAGCTAAGAACTTCCATTTGAATCTTTTCCATAATTTAGGATTTTTTGTAATAATTGAGGGTTATCTCTTAAATCTTTTGATGTAGGTAATTCTTTAAACTTACCTCTAGGGCCATCAAAATGAAGGCCTATTGCTAAGTTATCTGCACCATCTCTGTTTTTGAGAACATGCAGAGACCTATAAAATCTTTTTATCTTATCTACAGGATACCCACGATGAGTATCTATACCATATCTAAAAGGATTAAATAAACCAAGAACAACATTAGCATCTTCTTGAGTAGAACCTGTCTCTTTGAAATCAGAAAGCTGAGGCTCTTGCGAATCTTGCTTCTTTCTATCCATACCTTCTATACCACGGTTAAATTGACTTACTATTATAGGACTAAAACCAAACATATTTCTAAAAAACACTAACATTTTAGAAGCTCTATCAATAGCTTCTTTCTTTGACTTATCTTGTTTATTAAGATCAATAAGGTTAGAGTGGTCTATAATAATTTCAGTAATTAAAAAAGGATTATTTGGTTTATAATCTACTATAATACCATCACTATTTCTAATTATTTTACCCCTAGACTCAGCATAGCTCATTATATCTTTATACATATAATCAGGGCTCATAGAAGGCCTAAAGTGAAGAACTTCTTCTTGCATTTTAGTAAAGTACTCTTCTAATTCGTCAACATAAGGTAAAATATTAGGATCTAATTTCTTCTTACCTTGACTACGTAATTGTTTAGGGTCAATAGTTATATCATATTTCTCTTTTAATTTAAAACATACAAATTTTCTAAGCTTATCTTCAGGAGGAATCTCTAAACTATAGTAAATAACTTCTAAAGAATAAATACTTTCATTATTTTGTAAGTAATCATAAGGATAAAAAAGAAATGCAGAATCGACAAAAGCAGTTTTACCTGTACCAGTAGCACCGCCTATAGTATAATAGGTTCTTTGTTGAATATTAGTTACATAATCATTTAACCTATCAAAACCATTAGGTAATCCTACATTATAACCTTTAAGACCTCTGTTAATATCCTCTCTAAGTCTTTTCCAATAGTTTATCTTTCCCATATTTAAATTGTTTCTGTGTTCCAACTAGCATTTTCTTGGCCGTAAGCTTGTTCAAATACGGTCCATTGTTCCCACATAGCATTGTTAATAACAGTTTCTATGTTAGGTAAATAATTCATGCTATTAGATATTCTTTGTTTGTTTATAAAAGCTTGTGTAGCTTTCTTTGCAGCTTCATGTTGATCTGTAGTAAATATTTTATTGAGATATTTTTTCTCATGTTTACGACCAAGAACAGTATCTACATTAGCAGCTCTAAGCACTCTATTACCTACTTTTATAGGATAGATATTATAAAACTCTATAAAGTTTATCTTATCTGATCTTATACCAAAAAGTTTACAGACATGATTATTAGAAATAGTTGTTTCTAATATCTTTTTATCTTTAGACTTATCTAAAATATATTTTGTACCTA